CTATTTTCACTGTACGAAAATTAATTAAAGAACGGCAAGAAGCAGCCATTGCCGAAGCTGAGTTAGACGAAGAGCGTGGTGGCGGAACACGTAAAGCCGAAATACTAAAGGAAAGTCAGTCATTGACCGAAGCTGGAAATAAAATGGCTTATGTAGTAGGAAGTTATGCCGCAGCATTAAACAGTTATCAAGACCAGTTAAAAAAGCATCAACACCAATATAAAAAAGAAACATATTCGTTTGTGTTCACAGATCCGGCAATGAATAATAGTAAAATAGTAGTACCAAAGAAAACTGATGCTCGTCGGACCACAATGGCAAAACCAAACACACCTGAAGGAATCGCAGCTATTCGTTCTCAAGCGGGACTTAGCACTGCGGGGCTCGATGTTAATACTGAAACATTTACTATTAACGCTGGTACCAGTATTGTTGAAGTCATTAACATGGTTATGCGTAACAGTGAATATATCAGAAATCAATTTGATGACCCGACAACCACAGCCACAAATGGTCAAGAAGCAGCCGATAAAGCCGGCCGACCTATTAATTGGTATAAAATCGTACCGGTTGTTGAATTAGATGATTTTGATGTTAAATTAGATAGATATTCTAAGCGTATTACTTATTTTATCGAACCTTATATTTACTACAATACTAAATTCAGAGATGCCCCTAAAGCATTGCCTACTTATTACTGCAAAGAATATCAATATATCTACACTGGAAAAAATGAAAGTATAATAAACTTTGATATTGATTTTGACACAATGTTTTATACATCTATTACAGCAGACAGATCAAAAATACAAACAACATCGGTGCAAAATCAAGACGAAGAAAATCAAACTGATTCGTCTAAAGAAAAATCAAAACCGGTAAGAATACAAAACAATGTAGTACAGCCGGTGGCCGGTCAAGCAGACATGGTAAATCCGGCTAGCCCTGACAGTAAAGGTGTACTGATAAATGATTTTAGTAAAAGTATGATGAGCAACAGCCGTGGAGATATGATCACGGTGAATTTAAAAATTATCGGGGATCCCGAATTAATTAAACAGGATGATATTTTTTATAATCCGGCTAACAATCCTAATCAAAAAAAAGATATAGCAGTTGATCCTATTAGTAACAGTATTATCTTCGATGCCGGCGAAGTGTTTGCTCTATTAAAATTTAAAACTCCGGTGGACATCAATGATACCACAGGATTAATGAAATTTCAAAATTTCCATACCAGTGTGTTTAGTGGAGTTTATAAAATAATTACAGTAGAAAATATGTTTGAGCGTGGACAATTTACGCAGGCACTACAACTAGTCAGAATGTTCGATCAACCTGACTATGATACATTGGAAGCCCCTAGTATTGCAAATCAAAATAGTCAAGAAAATAGAATGGAATTAGCACAAGACATTGCCGATGCTTCGTCTTTTGAGATGCCACCGGGCACCGACGACGATTTAAGCTTTACTACTACAGTAACACAAGTACAATCTCAAGTTGAGACAACAACAAGAACTGCTCAAGAAACTGTAAAAACTTCCTTAAAAGAAACTACTACAACTTTTATCACAGAAACGGGTGGTACTGCTCGAACTAGATTAGCAGATTTACCAAATAAAGTTGCATTGCGAAATTTAAAAGTTGACATGTTAAATGCGCCCACTGTTAATTTAGACGGTGGCACCGGCGAATTAATCTAACCAATAACGAGTAACCACAATGGTAATGGATCGAAGAATAGGAAATCAAGCACCGGACTACTACCGTAGAGAAGAGTCTACAATCAGATTGGACACTGGTCCATATGTAGGCAAGGTTAAAAATAATCTTGATCCTACTAGGTCCGGACGACTACAAGTTTATATTCCAGATTTAGCCAGTGGTGCCGAAGATAATTCGGAATTTTGGCGTACAGTCTCCTATGCTAGCCCATTCTTGGGCTCAACTAATCAACCGGATACCAACGAACAAAATGCATACAGCAAAGTAAAACATACCTACGGTATGTGGATGGTTCCGCCAGATATAGGAAATTTGGTCATTTGTATTTTTATTGCCGGCGATCCTAATCGTGGATTTTGGTTTGCCTGCATCCCTAATCAACTTGGACATCATATGCTACCGGGCTTGGCCGGCAGCAGCAATGTGGATTCAACAACAATCGAAAATACTCGAGTTAAAAATAATTATGATAACAAACCCACAGTGGTCAGTGAGTTCAATGAAAATAATAAAGAACTTGATTGGGCCAATTTTGTTAATGCAAAAAAACCTATACACGAAGAACAATATAAAGTACTGCTCAATCAAGGGTTAGAACAAGATTATATACGAGGGATAATCTCAAGCTCGAGCCAGAGAGAAACTCCAAGTACGGTGTTTGGTATTAGCACCCCCGGTCGTCCAATCAAAGACACTGCACAGAATCCGGAAGCAAGTAAAAAAATTGCCAATGGAGAAATTAACGAAAATGATTATTCTGTTGCAGCAAGAAAAGGTGGACATACCCTTGTTATGGACGACGGTAATTTTCAAGATAAAGATAGATTAATCAGATTACGCACAGCTGGTGGTCATCAAATATTAATGAATGACAGCGAAAGTATATTGTACATAGGCAACAACACCGGTAGTGTTTGGATTGAGTTAACCGGACCCGGTCATTTAAACATTTATACTGGTAACAGTGTGAATATTCGAGCCGAGGGTGATCTAAACTTTCACGCCGATAGAAATATACATTTAAATGCCGGCGCCGACATTGTTATGAGTGCTGGAAAATCTTGGAAACAACAATCTCAAATTGCCGAGTTGAATACCACGGACAGTATCACGATGTTTGCCGGAGCAGCATTAAATCTTGGTGGATCCGGCAGTGTGAACATTAATTCCAGCGGATCTACAAATGTACTCGGCGGAGGCGGAGTTAATGTTTCTGGTTCAAAAATTAAACTCAATGACGGATACAGTGGCACTGCTGGATTTTCTAGACCCAGTCCATTAAAGTTTAATAAGCTCAGTGATACAGGCAAGCAAGGAGATCGATGGGTTAGTGTGGACAGTAGTTTACAAACTATTGTTCCTATAGCGCCGACACATGAGCCTTGGAGTTTACATCAACCAACTTCATTGGCAACTTTAACTTCGGCTACCGGAGTATCTGCAGAAGCTGGCAACGAAACTCCAATCGGCGAACCTAATGGGGTTACTACCGGTGATCCGCCCAGTAAAGAATTACCCGACATAGAATGTAAGGATACACCTTCCACAGATCCTGGTCCGAAATCCGCACAGGGCAGCGGAGTTAAAAATCCGGTAAACAAAAGTTATTTGTTTAGAAATGATAATCCTTCATTAAACGAAGGTGTAGGACCGTTGTCGCCGGATCAAACAAGGGCACTGATAACTCAGGTCGGATGGAGTGAAAGTAGTTATAATTATCGTGCAGAGAATCGTTTAAGCTATATTGGAAAATATCAAACTGGTGCTGCTGCACTAGTAGATTTGGGATATATTAAACGTGATGCTTACCAACTTTATGGAAATCGAGCAGTTAATTACACTACCAGCTGGACAGGAAAAGATGGTATATCTAGTAAAGAAGAATATTTGAATAATGGCGGGGTACAAGAAAAAGTAATGATAGCCTTGCTCAAAATGAATTATAAAACTCTCCAACGTATCGGTGCAATCAAAGACAGTGACGATCAATGTACTGTTGCTGGTATGTTAGCAGTGGCACACCTAATAGGAGCCGGGGGCGCTAAACAATGGAGATTAACCGGTGGTGGTGCAGATGCAAATGGAACTACCGGTGCTACTTACTTTAACATGGGAAGATATGCCGTGGATGTACTGGCAACTGCAACGGCTTAAATATATTATTATGGCAATATACAAAGGTTTTAGCACTTATAATAGATTTAAAAAATTTAGACTAACTGATTTTGAGTTAGCTAAACAGGATCTCTTTAATCATTTTCATATTCGTAAAGGCGAAAAATTAATGAAT